AATCAGAATCAGAATCAGAATCAGAATCAGATCGTTTACGTTTATTAGACCAGTTTGATGATTGTTTAAGATTTACAAGTACTTGGGCTGCTTGATATTCTGTAAAAGTATTTTCACAAGTATCTAGTGATTCATTATCAGAAGGAATATAATCCGAATCTTTATCAGATACACTACATTCTGTTTCATCACCATTTTCAGAGTCAGATGTAATAATCTTTTCATCTACCTCATTTTCATAATTAGTAGCACGTGTATTAACCATCTTACTATACTAAAATAAGATAACTATATATATATTTCAATTTTTACATTATACTATTCAAAAGATATATAATTATATTAATTTCCTACTTAAAGGTTTTTTTTTGAATTTTTAAGGAAAAGTTTTTTGGATTTTTCATTTTTGGACATTTATTTTTGTCCTTTTTTTGATTTTGAATTTTTTTTTTCCAAAAAAAACCAAAAAAAAACGATTGTGACTGAAATGTAGGGATTTGTTTTTCAACCATTAAATATTTTGTTACCATATTTTTTTTTAAAATCCACCACTTTTTCCATTTTTTTTTTTGGCCGAAAAATGTAAAGAAATCTCTTTACCGATTTTCAGCCAAAAAATTACTTACATCATTACACCATATTTTTTTCATTATGTTAAATTCTTCTCTACATAGCCGAAAACCTTCTTGTCAAAAATCGGCACATTAATATATGTATGTATTAAAAATCTATTATTTAATAATATTGTTACTGAAAAATTATTACAATATATAATATATAAAGATATTAATGAGTAAAATATTAATGCCCTACAAATATTCATGCAAAGCTTGTGATTTTTATTCAGATTCTCAAAGTAAATATAATTGTCATTTAAATACAAAAAAACATAAAAAAAAAAATAATCTTGATACTGACTTTAGTCTTGAATATGAATGCGAAAATTGTAATAAAATATATAAAACGCGCCAAGGTTTGCGTTATCATATAATGAATGTATGTAGCAATATTAATAATATAGAAAATAAAGTAGAACAAATAATGGAAACAAATAATAAAATATTAAAAACAAATGAAAAGCTTTTAAAAGAAAATGAGGAGATCAAAAAACAATTAAAATATAATAAAACTACACAAATTAATAATAACTTTAATTTAAATGTTTATCTAAATCAAACATGTAAAGATGCTATTAATTTGACAGACTTTTTACAACAAATTACTGTAGAAAATTCTGATATTGAAACATTAAAAAATGAAGGAGTAGAAAAAAGTATAGTTAATATTATGATATCTGCATTAAAAACATTAGGAGAATATCAACGCCCTATTCAATGTACCGATTTAAAACGCGAAATTGTTTATGTTAAAGATGAAAATAATTGGGAAAAAGATAATGATAAAACTATGCTAACAAATGCTATTCTTACTGTAAGAGATAAACATATTAAATCATTAACACATTATAATTCATCAATAAAAGAAGAATATTTACAATTACATGAAAAAGTTTTAGCTGATATTAGAACTAAAAAAATATCTAGTCAAATCCTTAATGAGACGACCATATCTAGATGACGAATATATAATTCGCTATAGTATGTATTTTCCCCAACTTTGACCCCTACCCAACTGAAAATCACAAGTACCTAATTCAGAAATTATATTCCATTCAGTTGCTTCTAACCATGCTTTATTTGGTCCAACATTCCAATTTTTTATTAATCTATTATCTTTTACAGTGTCATCTAATATAACTATTGTATCTTTATGTGCAACCATTTTGCAATTAATCAAATCCCCTTTAACTATATCATAGGCGTGCCCACCATCTATAAATATTATATCAAATTTTGTGTTATTAGTTTTTACATATTCTGGTACAGTATCTAAACTATTTCCTTTTATTAGTGTATGTCTTCCTGGAAATTTTTTATCTATGAAATTTTTACCTACTCTAACACAATTATAACCACATATATCAAAACTTGTTACATGTATATTTGAATTATTTTCCAGAAATAATTCCGAAGAATGTCCACCATTAAAACCAATTTCCATAACATTTTCAATTAAAGGATTTTGTACTTGCGTTTTTAAAAAATCTACTTGACCTTTTATTTGTTTTGAATATCCATCCATATTCATTTTAGTTTTTGAAAATAATTCTTCTAATGTATTAACATTCATTCTAATTTATATAATAATATTAAATATTATTGTATAATTAAACTCATTTAATTTTAAAAATTGAATGATATTTTAAATACAAATAAATAAAGATAAATAAAGTAAATGAATATTCTATCTCTTTATTATCTATATTCTTATTCCTATTATTATGATAATTTAATTACTACCAATACATCATACCCTACACTTATGCCAAGTGTAATTAAAAATAATATTACATATGAATCAACAAATTATCCAACAAATGAATATAAAAATTCAAATATTACACAAATGCCTAGTCACCCACATAAAATTATTTATACGCCTACATCATATCCTACACATAATATCACAAATACACCTACATTAATTTCAACAATACCTTCTGATATTTTAAATAATGGTTATGAAACTAATAATGAAAAATCATCTGCTAATCGTAAGCTACCAAAATTAATTTCGCCTATGTTATGTTTTCCTTTACTATCACATTTTACTATTAGAAATGTATTTTATCATTTAATATGTGTTTTTGGTACTGTATTTAGTAATATGTTACTATAGAATATGTAAACGATTAATTGATTTAAACATAAATGTAAAATTTATTTTAATATGAGAATATTGTTATTTATAAATTTTTTTTCAGTAGTGTCATCATTTTTATCTAATGGAAATAAAGAAAAATCCAAATTATCACTTTCTTATTCAAAATATGTTGATTGGAGTTTTGATGAATATGATGACGATATTCAATTATTAGATCACGATGATGTAGATAGTATATTAAAATCATGGCAAGATTTATCTAAATGGAAAAAAGAAGAAATTAATAAATATATGCATATAGTTTCTGTTAATAATCCTGATGATATTTTTATTGGTTACACGCCTTTATATAAATCAAAAAGAAAAATTATTTATCTATTTCATTCAAAGCTCAGTGTGAAAGATACAGGACCATATTTAACTATTTTGTCTGGTATATGTTGTCCACACGATGGAACATTATTTGAAAGTAAACAATTTAAAGAAACATTACAAAGACAATTAACTATTATACCTATTGATTTTACACCTCTTACTAATGACCCTCGTTTCGGTTTATCTTGGTCATTAGATGACAAAAATGATGATTGTAATTAAATAGTGTAAAATTGAAAATTTTTTACATATAGTTATTTTTTATTCGAAAATAACTATAACATATTAATTAACAAATGTATCATCTACCAACAGATGTTTTGCGGAAAATATACATTTATGATAATACATACACCATTAAATTTAATTATGTTGTTAAAGAGCTTGACCTTCGTTCATTAAAACATAATCATATAGATATGTCTCTCACAAGAGCCGATGCTATATTATTTATATGTATTTTTGCTATTGGTTTGTATATTTTCATAGACGAAAACTATAAATAATATAATATAATTATTAATAATATTATATTATTATTAATAATATATGCGTTTATTAACAATAATTATAACAGCATCTTTAATTCCATCACACCCAAAAATTAAACTTATACAAGAGACAATTGAATCATTACAATTAATAAACATACCTTCTGATACAGAAATTATTTTAGCACACGATTACAGTGATAATAATAATTATAGTGATTATTTAAAAAATTTAAATGAATATATCAAATCTTATTCCAATATAAAAATTGTAAAAAGAGAAAATCATGGACATCTGACAGGCAATATAAGAAATGCTTTACAATATGTTGATTCAAAATATATTTTAGTTATCCAGCATGATTTACCATTTATAAAAATGATTGATATTCAAAAAATAATATACGATATGGAAGAAAATAATAATATCAAATATATTAGATTTGGTACAACAAAAGCACCAACTTCATGGGACAATAATAATATCAAAAAAATTAGATTTTTTAAAACAAACCTTAAAAACATTAGAAAATTAGATAGTTTATACGGTTTGCAGGTAAAACAAAAGAATTATACATATACAAGAACACCCGCTTGGTCGGATCAAAATCATTTATGTCTAACATCATATTACACTAATATTGTTATGAAAGAATGTCCTGATGGCTGCTTCATGGAAAGGATACTTCATGGTAAAAATAAAAATGAAGAAATACATAATAAATATGGAACATATTTATTTGGAAAATTAAATGATCATTTAATTATAAAACACACGGATGGGCGAAATACAAAATAATTAAATAAGAGTTTTATGTGACAATAATATATTTTACATAAATTTATATAATTTATCTCATTTATAAGTTTTAATTATGTCGAGTGAATCGGGTGTTTTTTTAACATATTTTTCAGTATCTAAAATGCATTCATTATAATCATTTAATATAAATCTGCATATATTAGTATTTGAATATTTACTAATACATTTTAAATATTCTGTTAATATTTTTTTACAAGGATCCATTTATTTAATATAATTAATAATATTTATGTAATTGTTTTCATATATAAAAATAATTTAAGGTGATTTTGGTTCCTTGTATATTATGCGATTTTAGTAAATTTTTTAAAAGTAATAGTAATATCATTAGAATTTTCATAATATGTATAGTTTTCATCTTCTTTAAATTTTATATTATATGTAAAGGATAAATCACTTAATGATGGGAAAAAAGTATCACAAGAATAGTCTCCTGGTATTTGTGTAATATAGACATTGCTAACATTATTTTCTAAAAATAACCTATAAATAGATGAACCACCTATAACCCAAACTTCGTCAAAGTTTTGTGAATTTATGTAAGATATCACATCTTTGTAAGAAGAAAATAATAAAGCATCATCTTCTACATGATAATTTTTATCATTAGACAAAATAATATTTTTTCTTTTGGGTAAAGATCTTCCGATACTTTGATGAGTTTTTCTACCCATAATAACAGCATTATTTCCAGAACCTTTAGTTAATTTTGAAAAATATTTCAAATCACAAGGAATATTCCAAGGTAATAAATTATTTTTACCTATTCCACGCCTTTCATCCATTGCTACAATTATATTCATAACTATAAATATAATAATAAATTTATTCGTAAATCAATTTGAAATAGAATATAAATGTATAATATTGAATGAAAGCCCTAATTTACGAATTATTTAGTGGCGTTGGATTTTGTAATCAACTTTTTTCTTTAGAAACAGCTATATATTTAGCTAATATAACAAATAGAAAATTAATATTAATGATACGTTTTCCTTTATGTCACATAGGACAATCTTCATGGGAATATGGAAAATTTTTAGATTTTTTTAATAATGATTATTTAGATTTTTTACCAAATGGTATTGAAACACATTATGGGATGGCACCATCTCATATAAAAGAAATTATTGATAATAAATAATATGTGATACTGTAAATTTTATTAATATATTTTCACAAATAGGAATAATAGATGTAAAATTAGATACACCCGAAAATGAAGATGATATAAAAGCATTTTTAAATCATAGGAAAAAATGTGTAATAGATTTTGATAGTTATACAAAGGAATATATGTATATAAATAAAAGTAATGCTGCAAGATGTTTTTACAATTTTTATACAACAAAAGATAATTATTTTACGATGTCAAGAATATGTCAATCATTAACACATTTACAACCTTGTTTTTATGATATAATCAAGAAAATAGATTTATTACCTAAAAATTATTTAGCTATACATTTTAGATTTGGAGATAGAAAATACACAAAACGTGATATAGATAGAAATAGTAATAGATTTGGTGTTCCATTATTTAAATTATTAGGAGAATTAAATTCAGGTAATTTACCAATAGTGATAATGTGTGATCGTAGAGATGCTGAATTATTAGTAAGATTAAAATCAAATTTTGATGTAATATTTATTTCAGATTTAATACAAGATTTAAATTTAAATGAGAATTTTAAAAATTTCAAAAGAACAGAATTGATAAATTTTTTAATTCAAAAAAATATATGTGATAATGCAGATTATTTTATAGGACATGATGGTAGCACTGTTTCAAATTATATTAATTATATGCATTATTTAAATGATAAACCATATTACTATTATCTAGATAAAGTATTAAAATATAATTATATTGATCACACATGGAAATTAAATGGATATGTAGGGGGAAATATAAGTTTTCGTGTATTTTTTGCAGATAATGTAAGTAAACATAATCTGAAATTAATAACATTAACAAATGATGGATATATGAAATTTACAGAAAATTTATTAATTTCCATGAAAAAATTAGGAATTGAAACGAAATTAAAAATATATTGTATTGGTGAAAAATCATTCAAATTTTTTAGTGATAATTATAGTAAAAATGAATTGGAACAAATTGATACAAATCAAGACTTTTTAAAAAGTTGGGTAGAATATAAGGCGTGTCAAAATCCGGATGAAGAAGGAAAGAAAAAATGGGCTTCAATAACATCATATAAAATGTATGCAATTCACAATGAATTAATACAAGGTAATGATATAATATTTACAGATGGTGATATAGTTTTTGAAAGAGATCCAATAACATATATGATGGAAAAAATAAAGGATAACGATTTATTAATTCAAAATGATAGTCATACTATTTCAAAAAAATGTATGTGTACAGGGATAATGTATATGAAATCTAATGACTATACAAGAGAAATAACAAATTTTGAAAATATAAGTGAAAATATAAGTACATTTACAAATGATCAACAATATTTGAGAAGATATGAAAATTTGATGAAGGTGGAATATTTAGATTTAAATTTATTTCCAAATGGATTATATTATAGACAAAATAAACCAACCTCTCCATATATGATACATTTCAATTATGATGTATCTGAACAAAAAATTAAACGTATGAAATCTTTTAATAAATGGTATATAAATCAATCGAACAATATATTGCAATTACCACCACCAAAATTAATATCAACAAGTGATACTGTAAATAAAAGCGATACAAAATCTAAATTATATGAAAATGAAATATATATAACTGATTCTTCTCTTACAAAATATATAGAAACATCTGGACATAAAATACGTCAAGGTTATATAACAGAAATAAAAAAACATGAAGATACTATAATTAATGTATTAAATATAAACACATATGATGCAATAAATGTATTAGAAATAGGATTTTTAGCTGGTCATTCAGCAGAAATGTTTTTAAAATTAAATAATAAAATAAAAGTTACAAGTATAGATATATCTTCATTTCAAAGTGTAGATTGCGGTAAAAAATATATAGATAAAAATTATCCTAATAGACACAGATTAATAAAAGGTAATTCTTGCGAAGTATTAAAAAAATTAATATCTACAGAAAAAACGAGATTTGATATAATTCTAATAGATGGTTCATATGAAGAAGATGTAGTATATTCTGATATTATGTTTTGTAAAAATTTAGCACATAGAAGAACAAAATTAATTATTAATAATGCTATTTTAAAAGAAAACTTAATTAGATATTGGAATAAAGGACCAACAACCGCATGTAATAAATTAATATCTAGTTCAATAATACAAAATGCAAAATTTTATGATATTGATATTGGCAAAGGTAGTGTAATATGTAGATATAAAATATAAGAGTAAGGGTGACCATGGTTCCTAATATATTATTTTATAAATCATCTTTAGAATAATAATCTTTAGGGTTTTTAACTATCCAACATTTCATTTTACCAAATCCATTCCATTTTGTGTAATAAATAGTATTTTCATTCAATATAGCAGCAGATACACTAAGCATACTTGGAGAAGTAATTAAAATAGGGGCACATACCATAGAATGAAATGTGGTTTGTAAATCATAATTAATATAAAGATCAGTATTAGAATTGTTTATTTCATCAAAATCTGATTCTTTACCTTCTGAAAAAATAGCAACGCGTTTTTCTTTATTTGGATCAATTTCTTCTAATAATTTTATGAAATATTCTAATTTAATATATCTATCTGATCCAAATTTTTTTGTTTTAGGATTTATTTTTGCAATATCACCTCGTCTTATATGAACAGCTATATCACATTTTATGGGATTAGGTTTACTAGTAGAATAATAATAATTTCTTAATTCATTTTTCACGGGTTCTGTATAATATTTATCAGGAAAAGAAATTCTAAAACCACCTTGAACACCACCACCTCCGGCGCCTTTATTGCTATTTCTAGAATCTATTTCTATAGATTCATTATAGGATGAATCTGTTTTTAATCCTGTAAAATCATTCATAATTAATGAATAATTTTTATCTTTATTGTAATTATGTTGTAATGATTTACCTGGTAAATCTGTAAAATGTGTATGATAATACATTTGTTTATCATATCTAGATGTTGCAAATGCATTCATACAACATAAATATACACTACCGAATCCATCTAATTTTTTATTAGAATAAGCAATAGTTTTATCATTCATAATATAATAACATAATTTAATAATATTAAAAATATTACGCTCATATATTATTAAATACAAAAATGCAATACATAAGTGGTGATACTTTATGTAATAATATAGATGCTACACTTTATTTCGAAGAAAAATATTATAATGAATATGTAAAAAAATATAATACAAATAAAAATATATTGGATTATAATAATCCAATAATAAATGATTGTCCATTAATTTTTATAATGAGATGTGGAAAAGGGGTTGATCAATTCTATAAAAAAGTAGTTCCTTTATTAGATAAAAAATTTATTATAATATCACACTATTGTCCGTTAGATTCAGGAACTAATAAATCATTAATAAATCATCCTTTATTAATAAAGTGGTATGGTGAAAATATGAATATAAAACATGAAAAAACATGTGGGATACCTCTTGGTTTAGAAAATTTATATTGGGGAAAAACAAATTGGGAATTTATAATAAAAAATTCAAAAAATATAAAAAGAAACTTATTATATTTAAATTTTTCATTAGATACACATAGTAATAGAAGAAATATAATGAATATTTTAAAAAACAACGGATTTTCTACAAATATGAAAAAAAAGTGGAATGATTATATAGTTGAATTATCTAATTATAAATTTGCTATATCACCGCGTGGAAAAGGGGTTGATTGTCATAGAACATGGGAATGTTTATATTTAGGTGTAATACCAATTATTGAAAAAAGTGTACAAATGAGTTTCTTTGAAGATTTGCCAATTTTATTTGTAGATAATTATGAATGTATAACGGAAGATTATTTAAATAAAATGTATGAAATTTTTTCTAAAAAAAAATTTAATATGGATAAACTAGATGTATTTTATTGGAAAAAAATAATAAATGAAAAACTTATTAATAATTAATTTATATATAAATATATATTTAATAATTTATATGAATAAAAAGGTAATAACTTTTTGTGTATATGGAACAAGAGAAAAATATACGTTGGGTATTATAAAAGCAGTTGAATCAGCTATAAAATATTATGACGATTGGGAAATATGGGTATATGTATGTAATAATGGAGAACTTTGTGTGCCTAAAGTAACTATTACCAATTTAAATAAGCTGAAATGTAAGATTATATTTTATGAAGATTATTCATCTAATGCTAGTTGCGAAGGTATGTTTCGTAGGTTTAGTTTATTTAATGATGAAACTGTTGATTATTGGATATCAAGAGACGCTGATTCGAGATGTACTTTACGTGAAAAAAAAATGGTTGATGAATGGATAGATTCAAAAAAAACTATACATACAATATTAGATCATGGTTGTCACAAAGATGTAATGGGTGGTACAGTTGGTGTATGTAATATTAATTTACGAGAAAAATACCCTGAAAAACTCGTCGATATTGATAATTATTTGTATAATTTAATAATTGTAGATAAAAAACAACTAAAAAATTATAATAATGATCAAGAGTGGTTGCGTAAACATTTAAAAGATATAATTATAAATAATAATGATCTTATGGTACATGTACCTGAAAAATTCGCGGGTTCAACATGTATATATGGTAAAGTTCCTATAAAATCTAATTTTTCTTATATTATAACAGAAAATTGTTCAGATTTTGTAGGTAAAATACATAAATAAATTATGTATTTTTAAATATCTATTTTTGTAATAATTCGAGTATTCCGTAATTTAATTCATAATAATCTTTCATAGGTCGATGACAATGATAATCTGAATATAATCCATTTATAATTTTTTGTCTAACCTTTTCATCTTTTAAATTTACTTTATTTCGGCTTATTCTTTTAAAACTGGTTTCATTATCATTTAAAAATATATAATTATTTGTTTTATCATTCCATTTCATCACAGTTTTATATAAAAATTGTTGATCTGTTCCCCAACCATATCGTGCACCATTTTTACCATAATCGATGAGTTTTTTTTTTATATCATCTAAATTATGAATATTAAAAACTTCACTCCAAAGTTTTGGGGTAGCAACTTGCCACATCATACATATCTGGGTAGGTTCTTTCCAATCTCGTAAATTTATCCATTTATCAGTGGATATATTTTCGATATTTTTTGTGAAATATGTATTATTCAATGGAACGTTATCGATATCGGTGATCATAACACCATTTTCATAATTTAATATACAAGGATATAAGAGTCTTATAAATTGCGATGTAAATGCAGTTGGAACATTGGGAATTGGTGGAAATAATATAATATTATCTTTGTAGAACGAAAAACTATCAGGAATGCTCTCTGCAATAAGTACAATTTTTACATCCACAGAAGGATATAAATTATTCCACATCTTTATGAAAAATGGAACAAAATCCAAGTATAATTCTTTTTCATTAACTGCAGTTAAAACACAATCCAAAATCATTATTATTATTATTGTGTATATATATATTATAATAATGATTTTAACATATTAAATGTGATATCCTTATATTAATCAAATAAAAATTTATATCTTTTCATTGAGTCGTCTATAACATATTGATCATATTGATAATTTTCATTTATTTTTGATTCTATCATATTTTTTTTTGATTCAAATATTTTTGGTTCAAAATTAGTTTTACAGGTATTGTTTATATGATTGATTGTTTTTTTATTTAAATTATAATGATTAAATCGTAAATATTTTGGGTCTGCAAATATTTCTTTACCATCACAATATATTGAATGAAAATTACCACCTATCTTTTTAATTTTATCTAGGTTTATAATATTTTTAAATCCATAAATCCATTTATCTCTCTTATATGCTAAATCAAAACATTCAAAATTTTGTGTAATAAGACTACAATCACAATAATGTCTATCTATAAATTTTTTTTGATGTAATCGTATACGTGTTACACCTTGTTTTTCTTTTTCTAAAATATAATTTTTTATATCAATATCTAATTCACTAAATAAAAATTCATCTATATCCATAAATGCACAATATTCTGCCTCATGTGAATAATTTTCTTTAAAATGTAATATTCCTTGGGAAGGATTATATATTATTTTTCCATTATTATCTAATGGTTGCCATATAACATGAGTAATATATTTATTATATTTATTTAATAAATCATCAAACATTTTTTTATAATTGTTGTTATTTTTTTCTATTTTAAAACCATATTTAGTAATATTTGGATTTGATCCATTTCTACCTATAGAACCTGTATTATCATATAAATAAAACTGTTCAAAACCTAAATTAATGTAATATATAAGAAATTCTTCTAACCATATTATATTTTCATGTGGTAAAAAAATGGTATGTAATACTAAAAAATATTTTTTTTCAGTCATATGTTATATTCATAATGCGTATATTATTTAATATTAACATACGAATATATGAATATAATGGATAAAGTGAGTGTTATAATACCCACATATAATCGTTTTAAATATTTATTAAATACGTTAAATTCAATAAAGACACAAACTTATGAAAATATAGAAATTATAGTTATTAATGATGGGTCAGATGAAGAAGCTTATAATACATATGATTGGGAAAAAGAAAATATTAAAATAATTCATTTACCTGAAAATAGTAAATGTGTTGGTCGCACAAGAAATATTGGTGTTGAAAACGCTGATGGTAAATATATTGCTTTTTGTGATGATGATGATATATGGTTTCCAGAAAAAATAGATTTACAAATCAAAGCAATTAAAGAACATGATTGTAAAATGGCATCAACGGAGGGTTTACTGGGTAGTGGTATTTATAATCCTTCAAAAAGATACAAAAAATACATATCTGAAAACTTCAGAAAACATTATATAAATAAATATAAACCTCATGGTATAGATTTATCTAAAACAATTCCAACAATTTGGGATTTAAAGTTAATTAGTATTGATAATCTTTTCATAACTAGTTCTGTTATTGTAGAAAAAGAGTTATACATTAAAGTTGGTGGGATGCCTTTTAATAGAAGAGGACAAGATTACATGTGTTGGTTGAAAATATTAAAACATACAGATAGTGTATTTATACCCGATGTTTGTGTTTATTATGATAATAAACATGGTGATGGGAAAAATCATTAATTTAATGTATTCTATACGTAATAAATTTTCATTAATAATTTTTTAGAAAATGGAAAATATGAAAGTAAGATTTTTTATGGTGATGATGGAAGTAAAAACCGTGGATACGTTTATATGAAACGAATTAAAGATTGAAATTATAATCTAGGTATGGGTTTTTTTTATGAAAACTATTCTAGGCATATCTTAAGTAATTTTTTCTAGCCCATATCAAAAAAACAACCATTTTTCATTCATATATATATATATATGAATGTATGTTTCATAACTATTTTATTTGCAGACGGTTATGATGATGCAGAATATTTATTAAAGAAAATAATGATTAAACATTTCTAATGCATCATTACTAGATAAATATCCACTTTTTACTCCGGGCCAATTATTAACATCTTCTTCTTTTACAATTTTAACATTAGTTCTTTTTTTTTCATATTTTACAATTATTTCTTCATATTTATCTTTATTTATATTCATCATATGCATTGCAATAATAACTGCAATACGATGATGTCCTCCGGTTATTAAAAAACGATAATCATCTTTTTTTAATAATATATAACCTTCTATAATATCATCTTTACTTGGAATATATCCAAATTCATTTATATTATTAATTATATTTTTTAATCTAATTAACCGAATTTCAACATTAGTAATATCTTTGGGTCCAAAAAGTCCTGCTCTAAAAGTATTTGTCGGTAATTTATGTATCCAAGGATGAAAATGATTTGTTGATTCTAATTCATGTAATTTGTTATCTTTATTTAAATAATAAACTTCACCATAAGTTTTAGGTTGAAATATATTAAAATAATTAAATAAATAACTATCGTTATCATTTAAATCCTTATTATTAATTAATTGTATAGCTGTATTAACAAGTGGATTATTTTTAGTATAATACTTATTTCCTTCAAATCCAGTAAATTTTTTTATATTTACTTTAAAATATAAATCTTTATTTTTTAAAGTAAAGGGTTCACATGATTCATAGTCAATAATATTTCTATTTATTAATTTACTTCGATAAAAATTATTTTTATGTTTAATTAATTGGTCTTTTGGTTTTTTATCTAATATGTTATTATTCATATAAATAATAATAATATTATTTATTGCAAATCTTTATCGCAAATACAATTCCACTTATTATCTATTTGATTATGATATAAGTTTTTATTTCTCAAGTCTAAATCTAAAAAATTATCACCAATATGTAAATAATAATAAAGAGATATTACTTCACAATCTCCCCATCTATATCTATATCCACCTGCTAACTTATTAAATTCGTAATTATATTGTTTCCATTCTTTTGTCTCAAACATTTTTCTATTATAAATATTGCAATTACCTGATAAATAGTCCATAGTGTGAAAATTTTTATTGAATTTGATATTATTTACTTTATCTTTTTGTCCTTGTTTAAGATATTCTTCCAAATTTTTATTTTTTATATCAACATTATATTTGCTTACATAATCAATAATCCATTCAAAAAAATACTTTCTAGTTTCAAGAACTCTATTATGCACATAATTCCATGTATAAGCTGTTCCACATAATTTGTTACTTTTATCTAATTCTTCAAACATATCAAAATTAATCTTATTTTTAAACCACGAATCGTCATCAATTCTTATCATATAATCAAAATGTTTTAACTCTTTAAAATTCATAAAATTATTCCATAAATAATTAGCATGTAAATATCCTAATCTTTTTTTCCCAAAATTTTTTGCATAATTATTTTTAGGCAAATTCCAAAACATATCTTTTTCGGTTAAGTGTTCTGGTATTTTAGCTTCTATTTTATGAAAACTATATTCTGTATTAGGATTTATACTTTTAATTGATGTTTGAAATTCGATATCATCATATTTAATACCATGATAGAAAATCAAAATGGGATAATTGAATTGATGATTATAGTTTTTATCTAAATATTCTAGACATATTTTAAGTAAATCTTTTCTAGCTGATATCAAAAAAATACAACCATTTTTCATTATTATATATATAATAATGAATGTATGTTTTATAAGTAGTTTATTTGCAGATAGTTATGATCAAGCAGATAAACCAGAAATATTTGAAAAAATGGATAATTATGATTATTTTTTATTTACAAATTTACCTAAAGAAAATTTTAAAACTAGTTGGGAAATAATTGAAATAGATTATATGTTTAATAATACAGATATTTCATCAAATATAATTAAATCTCGATATCCTAAATTTATGGGATGGTATATATTAAACGAAATAATGAATAAAAAATATGATATAATTTTTTATTGTGATGCTATTAGATATCCAATTAAAAATAATATATGGGATGCATATAGTAAAGATATATTAAATAATGAATTCGGTTTATTGCATCAAAAGCATCAACGTGATGCATATTCAGAATTACAAGTGGTGCATAGTAAATATAAGAAAGATAATAAATTAAGATGTAATAAAACTAAAGATTTTTTTTTAAAAAAAAATTTTCCAAGAAATGAATTAATGACAGAAAATGATATTTTTGGATATGATCCAAATAACCAAATAATAACAGATACATTTACAGAATTTTGGAATTTTTATAAAAATTATTTATTTACTCATAGAGATCAACCATTATGGAGTTTTTTCTTATGGAAAAATAATATTAAACCATTAATTTTAAATAAACATGGTTTAAGAAATAAATTAAAAGATATACAATTAATTATTAAAGGATTTAATAATCATAATAATTATACATAAATTTATACTTTATCGACAATCATAAATATATATTAGGTTTATGGTTTTATAAAATCATTTAATAACATATTATATAAGCCTTCTTCTAAATTAATTTTTGGATTATAATCTAAATCTTTTTTAGCATTTGATATATCTGCGAATGTATGAGGGACATCACCTACTTGTAAATCATATTGTTTATATTTTGCATTATTTCCGGTAATTTTTTCACAAATTTCAATAAATTTATTTAATTTTACAGGATTTGAATTTCCCAAATTATATATATTGCATTTAATATTGTTTTTATTTTCTGAAGCAGAAATAATACCATCTACAATATCATCTATATATGTATAATCTCTTGAAGTTGATCCATCACCAAATTTTTTAAATGGTGTATTAGTATAAATAGCTTTTAAAAATTTATAAGGAGCCATATCTGGTCTACCTCTTGGTCCATATACTGTGAAAAATCTTAATCCGATATTTGGAATTTTATATAATTGATAATACATTCTACCATATATTTCCATACAAAGTTTACTACAAGCATATGGACTATTACAACTTGTAATTTCATCATCTTCTGAAAAGGGTAATTTACTATTTAATCCATATACACTACTACTACTTGCGTATACTACATTTTTTACATTATTTTTAACAGCTTCTTCCATAATATTAATAAATCCACCGATATTATTAACTTCATATATTTTTGGATTTTCTATACTAAAACGTACTCCTGCATATGATGCTAAATGTATAATTTTATAAGGTTTCCATTCACTAATTATTTTTGTAGTGCAAATATCATCTTTTCTAAAATAAAAATTTTCATATTCATTTAAAATTTTTAAATGTTTAAGTTTAATATTAACATCATAATAATCACAAAGAATATCTATACCAAAAACATGAAATTTTTTTTTTAAAAGATTTTCACAAACATGTGATCCTATAAATCCAGCACATCCTGTAACTAAAATTTTTTTATCATGCTCGCAATTAATGTTTTTATCATTGTTTTTATCATTGTTTTTATCATTGTTTTTATCATTATTTGAAAAAGAAAATATCTCTTCACATGTACCATATTTTTTACAAAATTCATGTCCACATGAACAATTTACAACAGGATAACAATGATGACAATTTAATTGTGAACAATCACCCATTACACAAAAATTTATCATATTAATTATATATTACAATTTTTAAATTATCTTACTCCATTTAAATCTAATATAATCACTCGACCAATCATTATTTTTCTTTTTCATATCAAAAATATTTAAATTATATTTTGTGTTACGTTTAATATTTGATTCACCATCACTATAATATAATAAATTAATTGTTTTACAAGTGATTATGGTAACAATACCTTTAGATTTATACCAAAAAGATGGATCTGTTTGTCCATAATTTCCAACTAAATCTTCTTCGCAACCACCAATATCCCAATAATCCTTTTTTCTTATTAAACAAACAGCAGGATGCGGTTTATTATGTTTTTTATGTTTTGTTTGAAATGATAAACCGTCTGGTGTTGGTACTAATCTATTAAATTTATATACATTATTTCTATCTATATTTTTCTCGGCTAACAATAATAATTTATTTGACATTTCATTATTAATAACTGTATCCATATCTAATATTACCATATATGGTGTGTTACATTCCTGTGCACCTAAATTTCGAACACCCGCTATATTGCAATATAAATCTTCTTCTACCCTATATAAATGTAAATCTAAATTACTTAAATCACAATCTTCTAGTAATTTATTTACGGGTATTTTCGAACAATCGTCAATAATAAAAAATGTAAATTCATTTATATTTGTGAATTGTTTCCAATTATCAATATGTCTTATTAAAACTTCTTTAGCTTGATTATAATATGATAAAATAATTGTTATTTTTGAGGTCATAATATAATAAATAATATATAATTAATTAATATTTAATATATTTTGATTTTACATAATTACTGTATTTTAATAGTAATGGTTTATCCTGCTTTGCGACATGACCATCATATCTTACTCTAATAAAATGTATTGGTTTTTTTATGTTTTTAATATTTTCATTTTTTAAAATTAATGCTATTATAGTTTCAGAATGTAATTCATTTGTTTTACTTAATTCTAGTAATCTTGTAAAGGTTTTACCGTATATTTTATATGATTTCATATTTGCTATACATAATCTATCATTTATTTTATGTTTCATGCCTATAACACCCTTTCTTGCAAAAATAGCAAAGTTTGGGATAACAATTGTATTATCATTTATACTGTTAAAATAATCTTTTATATTAAATTTATGTAAATATTCACAATCAGGACGCATAAAAATAACATAATTATATTCATTATCATTTTTTTCTATTAAATTAGTTAATATATATTTTGAATAATTACCTAGTATTATATTATCAACAGATGAATAATTATTTCCATACGGATCAATATTAGACCTGTATTCTGGAAGATTTAATTGCTCTTTAATAACATCTAGTTCATCTATTTGAAAATATTTTGGATTTAATAATTTATATTCTTCATTATCAATTGAATTATCATTCAATATATTTTCATTAACTCCTTCACCTGTTCTTTTATTTATATAAGTTTTAAAATTAACACTATAAGTATGTAAATATATATCGTAATCAATATTATTATCATCTAAAACATTCAATAAGTTAATTTCTATTGAATTGATTGTATATTTTAAACTTCTTGTTATACCAAAAAAACCTATAGCTATTTTCATTTATATAATAAAAAATTATATAATTTATTATCTTTTTTTTTAATTAGGCAATGTTTTTCTATTTGATTGATCTCATATTTTAATCCATTTATCTAAACAACATATACATTGTGTATTCCATACTTTAGATGTTGTATAGTATATTTTATTATCAGATAATAAAGCAGCACAACAGGATAAGGCACTATATCCCATTATAAAAATAGGTGCACAAACCATACTATGAAAAGCTTCTTTAATATCAGTATTTAACATAAATGTTATATTATCATAATCTTTTAATTCTATAAAATCATTTTCATTGCCTTGAGAGAATACAACTATTTTAGGTGGTGTTTTAAATTCATTTACAATATTATCTAAAATGTTTTTATAATATTTTACTGTTTGAAATCTATTATTAGACTTATCTACATTAACATCACCTCTTCTAATATGTATTGCAATATCACATTCAATTGGTGTGGGGTTTTCAGTACTATAATACATTTTTTTTAATTCAGATAAGTATTCTTCTTTATAACAAGATTTATCTAATCCGAATTGCCAAGAATTTACATTTATTTTACTAATAGAATCATCAATGTCATCAGAATACATTCCAATAAATTTATTTAAATCGTTAGTATACTCTTTATTGACTATATTATCTAATTCTGGATTCATACGTTTATCAATATGATTAAATTCTGAATGTCTATATAAATAACCATTATTTCGACAATATAAGAAACAACATATACAACCAATATATTGTGCTCCGAATCCTAATCTATGATTTTTATAAGTGTATACAGATTTTATTTCTTTAGTATTTTCTATATTTTCTACTTCATATATATTAATATTAGTAGCGTCTATCCAATGATCTAATCGAGGTACACATTGTCTATTCCATGTTTCACTTTTTGTATAATATACAGTATTTTTAGATAATAATCCTACACAACATGAAAGAGCACTATAACCCATAATAAAATGTGAAGACATTACCATAGTATGAAACGCTTCCATTAAATCAGTATCCAACATAATAGAAATATTATTGTATCTTTTGTGTAATTCTAAAAAATCTTTTTGATCTCCTACTGAAAAAATAATTATTTTTGGTGTTTTATTTTTATAATTATCTTTTATTATAGAATCTATAATATTTATGTAATAAGATAATGGTGCAAATCGCTGACTATTTTTTTTTTCAGTTACATTTCCACGTCTAATATGAACAGCAATATCACAATCTATATAAGATGGTTTTGGACTATTGTAATACATTTCCTGTAATTCTTTTAAAATATCGTCTGTGACGTCCTCTTTTTTATATACTTTAAGTCCATTAAATGTATCTAGTTGAATTTCTTCATTTTTATCAATTCCATCAGAAACAATACCCATGAAATCATTTAATTCTTTATTATATTCTATAGTATTATCTATTTGAATTCCTTCAGATGAATAAATAGTTAAAATATTGCTTTTTTCATGGCTGCTATTATAATAACGATACTTATTCTTTCTACAGTGAATTAAAAAACAAAGTTTCCAAAGATAATGTGCACCGAATCCACTTTTGGGTGGGATACTAGTTACAATTATTTGTTTTTCATTTTGCTCTAAAGTTTTTGGTTCTGGTGTTTTTGGTTCTGGTGTTTTTGGTTCTGGTGTTTTTGATTCTGGTGTTTTTGGTTCTGGTGTTTTTGGTTCTGGTGTTTTTGATTCTGGTGTTTTTGATTCTAGTGTTTTTGGTTCTGTTGGTTTTGATTCTTCACTTTTTAAAAATCTAAATATATCTCTTTTACATGATGTATGTAATGATAAACTATTATCTAATTGAGAATCATTATCATCTGGATATATAAACATAGGATATTTATATGTATAACTAGTGTATTTAGTATATTTATCTACACGAATATATATACCACTACTCCAACAATCTGGTGTTGCGAATTGATATATATTTCTTGTATTTAAATAATTATTTAAAAGATCTTTTGCACATTCACGATGAATAACCCAAGCTAAACAAGAAGACGATCTTTGATCGTTCCACTTAAAATAAGTGTCTTTATCATTAAATTTATATTGAATATTTTGTATAATAGTTGCTAACTGAATAATTCCCCAATCTGATGGTGCATCATTAATAACTTCTTCAACACTTTTTCTCCAATATTGTTTTAATTCAAATGTTAAATCATCTTCACATATCAAAGCATATGGATCATTTGAATTTAATAAAAAATGCATAACAGCTTGTAAATGTGATCTACAACACGCATTTTCTTTTAATCGTTTTGTTGAATTAATACTTGGATATGCAGTAACTCTTACATGATTAGTGATATTATTTTCTTTAAATTGAGTAAGCATATTATTATATCTATTTTTTGCAGAATCTAAATTAATCCAATAATAACAAACTTTCATAATTATAAATATAATATAACAATTATTATTATATTTAAATTTAAATTTAAATATACGTAAAATTATCTTTAATTAAATTAATGAAAAAACCAAATTTTGTTGATGGAGAAGCATGGTTTGGTAATAATGCAAAAGATACAGATAAATTAATACTAATAGTATCAGGTAAAAATGATAGATTTGGATCACAATATTCTGCTCAAATATCTGCATTAGCATTAGCGAGATTCAACAATTGTATATATAGATTTACAAGATTTAAAGGGGATAAACATTCTGCAATAGCATCAGAATTTTGTGGTTTAAAATCGGATGATGATGATGATATTTCTCGTGAACCAGAAATAAGATATCAAAGACACTGTGATAAAGCACAAGGAAATGATATTGATAAATATTTTACTGATACAATTATAAATGAAATACGAGATTTATATTTTTCTACATGGAAACCAGATTATATAGATTGTGATATAGCTATTCATATACGCAGAGGTGACGTTGGATGTATAGATAATTGGGGTAAGAAAAATCGTGACGGAACACCATATAGACATTGGTTACAACGTTATGATGATAATAATTTTTATATAAGAGTTATTAATTTCTTAAGAAATAAATATGATAAAAATTATAAAATTGTAATATTTTCTCAAGGAAAAAAATCCGAATTTCAAGAAATTATAGATTTAAATGATTTAAATATAAATTTTCATTTAGATGGTGATTGGCGAATAGCACATTATAGTTTAGTTAGAGCACCAATAATGGTTTGTAGTATAAGTGAATTTGCTTGGACGGCTGGTTTACTATCAGAAGGAATAGTATATAGAAATGAACGTATGTTCAGAAAACCATTACGTTCGTGGAAAAAACTGGAAATATAATTATAATATAAATTTAATGGATTTATATATTTTTACACCAAATAAGAATATATTTGATAAATTCAAAAAATTAAAAAATACAAATATCTATAATATAACATGTTATTGTAAACCTAAAATAATTGGTTTACCCACAGAAAATATATTATTTCGTATAATGAATAAAGAATGTTTTATGATATCTAAAGAGATTCCTAATTATAATGATGTTTTAGGAATAATCATAAAACCCAAATTAGATGATATAACAGTTAATATGGAAAATTTCATTATTTATAATTTACATAATGATGAATATTTAAAAGAAGTATTTGGAAATGATCTATTTTATGAAATTTTCAAAGAACATGGACATAATAACCTTAAATTAATGCAAAAATTTAAAGAAGTTTATAATAAATTTGGTAATGAAATTATGAGAGTTAATGAAAATTATGAAGAAATGATTAAATCAAAACTACCATTTAATTATATATTACTTAATGAAGAAGATGTTGATAATTATATTAATAATAATAAAAATACAGAAATAATAAAAAGTGAAAAAAATTTTAATTATTCTAATAATACTTATAAAAATAATAGTGAACCAATTAATTATCTTACTATGGCAACAATAGGTATGGGTGATTTTATTCAAAGATTTGAAAGAATATATAAATTATTAAATTTTGCAAATACTTCATTTAAACCGATAAAGAATATGAATTTTTCATATAATAATAGTAGTCATGGTTCAAGTAAATATTTAAGAATGTATGATTTTCCGGGATTTGAATTTATAGAGAAACGGGATAATATAAAGGAATGCGATTTAATAAATATACAATTTCAAACATTAGTAGAATTACTTTTGTATGATAAAAATTTTTTTGAAGATTTTCCAAGAAATAAAATTATGTATATTAATGCTGGAAGTTATATTATAAATTCACAAAAAAGACCTATTATAGCTAAAATGTTTAATTGGAATAATGATCAAAAATATATGAAAGAAATACATGTTCCATATTCACAACCTGATTGGGATTATATTCCATTCTCTAAAAATAAATTAGCTATTATGCATTTTAGAAGAGATGATTATATTGAACAATTATTTTCTAATCGTCCTAATCCAAGAACAATGAATACTTTTTTTTCACTTCTTAATAAACTTACATTAGAATTATATAGTAACAAAATATTTGATATAGATGTAGTTATATTATCTGATCATTACAATATGAATAAATTAACAGATCAAATGAAAAAATATAAAAAAATAGTTTTTGATTATGATGAATTTGAATGTAATAAAGTATTTTACACAAATGGGGTACATGTTATTATACGAGACAAAATTCTTGGTACAAATGCAGAAGCTAATTATGAAACATTGAGATATTTATCTAATTGTGATTATCATATTGGTAATATGAGTTGTTTTCCACACATGATGTATAACATATTTAAAAATAAAAAAGTAAAAGAAATACGTATTGGACCTAACATACGTAATATGGAGGATGTGAAAAGGATTTATGAAACCCTATAATCTATCACTTGTCTTCCTAACCCTAAATAACATTATTTTATTGGTGTATATTTTTTCTATTTTTTACCCTTTTTATCCTTGAATGGGGCACTGGTTTTTTTAGCGATTTTTTCCTTTTCTTTTTCGGCTTTTTCTAGTGATTTGATTTTGTCTACTTGCTTTCTTGCTTCGTCAATTTCAATTTCGAGATCAAGCATATCATCTGGATTTGCATTTTTTTTCTTCATATCTTTCATTTTTTTTTCCATTTCCTTAAGCTCTTTTGCTGTATAGATTTTTGGTCCATCATTTCCTCTAACAATTTCATTGCCAAATGAATCAAACTTTTTCTCTTGATTCAAATGAAGTTTGGATGCAGATTTTTTAGCCTCAAGTTCTTTAGCTTTAACTGCTTCCATCCATTCAGCACCAGTAACAGTGACCGTTGTATCTCCGGGGATTTCCCAGCGTTCTGGACATATTGGACCGAAAAATTCTTCATTATGTGAAATCATAAGTACTCCACCTTCAAAATCTTTAATTGCAGCAGTAAGTGCACCTAAAGAATCACGATCAAGATAATTTGTTGGTTCGTCAAGAATTAATAAATGAGGACAAAACCATGTTGCGGCTGCAAGTACAACTTTTACTTTCTGACCACCAGAAAGACCAGCAAGTTTACCATATGTACCAAAGTCTTCTGGAAGACCTAGTAAGTCTAAATGTTTTTGAATTTCACTAGTAGTAAGTGGTCGAACATTTCCTGATTCAGCAGCAATCTTATCGTCCATATAACGTACCATAGAACCGAATCCAAATTTTTCAAGAACTTCTTTTGGCATCCATACATTATGAATTACATCAAGTTCAACCCATTTTACTTCATATTCATAATCACCATGCTTCTGACGACGACCCAGTAACTGTTTAATCATACGTGGTTGTGGTCCATGCATATCGGCTTTTACTGGATTTGTTTTAGCATCCCATGTCTCCATATAATCAAACACAAACTCTGTAGTGCCGGGCTTAATGTTTCCAGCTTCATCAATTTCTTCCGCACCTTTCTGTTCTTTTAAAAAAACAAGTAATTTCGCTTCAAGACATTTTTTTTCTTTATCAGTCATAGTTAGTTGTTCTAATTCTTGTGCCTCTTTATCAAGACCAGAAGAAAATCGCCATTGAATATATTGTACAGGTGACGATGATAAATGTTGTTCTATATGATGAAATGCATGTTGTGCAACGTATGCAATCCTGCAATTTGGATGACGCCAGTAACAGTTTTCTATATTCTTTTCTGGTGTATCATTACCCCATGCCTCGGTCGCACGTAATTCACCTACTAACATTTTAATCAGTGTACTTTTCCCTGCACCATTAGGTCCAATTACAGCAATTCGTGACGCCATCGAACACTGTGCACTAGCATTTACTAATGTAAATTTATCACGAGATGGATATTTGAATGATGCACCAGTAAGTTTGAGAATTGCCTTTGTTTTAGATTTTATACCTTCAAGTGGACCAGGTTGTGGAAAATGAAACACTTGTACGCTTTCTGCAAATGAGAAATATGCTTTTGCATCAGGACACTTATTCATAAAATTTGTAAGTTGGCCTGGATAACGAATAAGTTTACGGCGTTCATAATGAATTACATCAGTAACGACATCTTGTAAAAATTTTGAATCATGTGAAATTACAATAGATGTACATTGTTTAAGAGATGTAAGATATGATTTTAGCCATGCAACTTTTTTAACATCTAGATGATTTGTCGGTTCATCTAATAATAACATATCAGCACCTGTAAGTACAGCACGTGCAAGAGCTAGTTTCATTTTCCACCCACCTGAAAGAGAACCAATTCCCCAATTTTGCATTTCTTCTGTAAATTCAAGTTCATCTAACTGTTTTTTCTTTTCTTCTGCGGTAAGATGCATAAGACCTTTATCTGCATTAATCCATTCTAAAACTGTTTCTGTAGCATCTGAACCATCTATATCATGATCTACAAAACATGTTTTAATATCCATAGGAAATTCATCAAGCTGTTTATTTGCTATTGCTCGCATAAGTGTTGATTTACCACAACCATTATGACCAAGAAGTCCATATATATGACCACGACGTACATGTAACTTTGCTGAATTAAGAAGTATCATTCCACCATATGCAAGTGAAAATTCAACATTACATAAATCATCAGGATGTGAATCATCTATTGGAATAATTTCCCATTTTTTCTTACATTTTTTAAAAACATTATCACAAACCTTATTAGCATCATCATCTGACATAAATGAATTAAGATAACATGCAATTGCATTAGTCCAAGATTCATTATCAAATTCATTTCGTTTGCAAAGTGTTTCACATATAGATGAAACATACTGACAAACTTGTATTACAATTTTAATATTTTTATTAATTATATTTATTTCATCTTCAAGTATATTGTTAATTTCTATAGCTTGAGCCTGATCTATTTTTGGAAGAAGGGTAATCATAGATACAGGTTCAGTACAAATCATATAAATAGTACTTCACAAATAGTATTTATATTATCTCTTAAAATAAATATAAAAATGAAAGGAATAAGAATTATGTCACCAACTATTTCGAAAAATAAGAAAAAGAAATTAAAATAAAAAAAAATTTAAGATAAGTTATAAAAAAAAGAAAATTCAAATATTTAGTGACAAAATGTAAAAATGATTAGGTTAATAGTTCTGCATCAATAATTTCTTTTAATTTACCATTATTTCTTAAAGTTAAAGCAATCATATGATCGTTTCCTGGATGTTCAAAAATATTACATTTATCTTGATCTTCGATATATAAAGCATGTAATTTATCAGTACCCATATTAGCTAAAACTGAATAATGTATATCTATCTCGCAATTAAATGGTTTAATATTATTCAAATCTAATGCTTTATTGTATAACTCTGTTGTATTTGCACTGGGTTGTTTTGATCTGGTTGATAACCATTCGCATGTTTTTGGTGCATTAAATTTATCTCCAATAAGTAATGTTTTTTTATGATTTAATACTGTTTGTGGGGAAAATGCTAGTACTTTATCAAAATTTAATAAATGTCCAAATAAAATTGCAGCATAACCACCAGCAGAACAACCTAATGCAATGATTTTTTTGTATTGTTTATTATCAATAATATTTTCTATTAATGTTAATGTATCTTCTAATGATGATGACGAGTTTCTTAAACCTGTCATATAATATCTACATGTTACATCTCTTAAAAATAATTTATCTATATTTTCGTATGATTTTAAAAAATTATAAAAAATGAAAGTAGGTATAGAATCCTTCCATCCCATACCAGCAAAGGTTATTAATAAAATTTCTGAATTATTATCTTCATACCAATAATCAGATTCATCTGTCCAAGGATGTTTATTGCCTTTATCTGAATAATCAATATCATGCAAATGATTTTTTATAGTTTTTGTTGATTGCATTACAGCTGGTACATCATCATAATTTAAATTAATAGATTTTACATATGGTTTATATTGCAATGGTGATGTATTTTCTACAAATTCTTTTCTTTTAGCAAGACCTTCTGTATCAAAGAAAAATGAAACAAGAACAATACGTAAACCACTAGTAATCATATTTACATGATGAAACATAGATGATCTAAAAACCAATACTGAACCTTTTGGTAATTTAAATTCTTTTTTTAATGAATCAAAACAAAATTCGCCTCCTTCATAATCATCTGGATCTGATAAAGCAACTATCATAGACATCTTACGATATCTAGTTTCATCAGAATCATCACGATGCATATTATAGAAAGCATTATCATTACCTATATATTTTCCTACCTTCCATTTTTCACGAAATTTAATGTCATAAAAATTTTCTTTTACTTCTTTGTATAATGCTGAATAAAGTATTTCATCTATAACAGATAATAATTTAACATCATTTATAAAAAGATCTTTACGTTTTTTTTGTTTAATATTCACACGTCTGCCACCTACCATACCATCATGATATTTAGTTTCATCTATATTACTTATAATATATTGAATATCTTCGTCGCTAAAAATATTTTCATATAATTTATAATCCATTTGTATATTTCTCTTTTATGTATTTAAGTAAATAAAAATTGATTAAAAAGAAAACGCTATGTATATTGTAGAATTAATATATGACTATAAAAACTATAATATTAGAAAGAGAAGCTTTAGTATCAACTGAAGAAGATTTTAAATTTAAAGATCCTAAAGTTTCTGATTTATATGATAAATCTCAAAAATTATTATACTATAAGAAAGACTTACATGATGGTAAAAAATATCCAAAAAAAAGATACCCTGAAAAAAAGAAAGAATTCAATAATTTAATAGAAAATTTAGTAAAACATAAAATATCATTAACAAATATAAAAAATATTTTACAGGATACAAAGTATGATAAAGATAATGATTGTCATCTTTCTCAAGTAGTAATTAATCCATTTAATTTTTTAAACGAAGATAAACAATTATTGACATTTACACAAGTAATGTTTATAGTTGATATAAAAATTAAACAAATAGGAACAGTAGAACAATATTTTAACAGATATATTGATGCAAAAAATAAAATAATGTATTCGTGGATATATTATTGTTTTCTTAAAAAGATAGGACAATATTATATTACTAAATATCGAATTGATAAAGAATTAAATGAGTTTGATTGGAAAAAATATTTAATTTCTATTTCAGAGATTCAAAACTTATTTGTGAAAATTAACCACAACAATACAATTTATTATTCTATGCAAAAATTTATAGACTTGGAAAAAGAAACAGGTGATAAGTTGATTGAACATTTTTACGAAGATGATGAACTGAATAAAGAGTTATATTCGTCATTAGCAGAGCATTTGACAAATGATCAAAAACTAGCAGTATTGAAAGCAATTCAATATAAGTTTAGTTTGATTACTGGATACCCTGGTACGGGGAAATCAACAATTATAAAAGAAATTGTGGATCATTATAATGATAATGGTCAATATGTATGGTTGCTAGCACCTACTGGAACGGCAATTAAAGATTTAAAGGTCAAATGTAAAAAAACTGACGATAAGTTTGCGGGAACGATACATCGATTTTTGTATATGATTTATCCTGAATGGATGATCTATAGAAGTAAGAAAAAACAACAAAAGGAACCAACTACACAAGAAGAGATTTACAAGACAATGGATGATACTTATGAAAATCCATTTGCGGTATTTGTAATCGATGAGTCGTCGATGATTTCTTTTGATTTGTTCACAAAACTTATTGATATTTTCATAAAGCATAATACAAAGTTAATTTTAGTAGGAGATAACAATCAGTTACCACCAATTCAAGTAGGAAGACCGTTTGACTGTATTCTGAAATCGGATATTGAATTTCCTATTACGTATTTGGAAGAGATTAAACGTACAGACAAGGTGATTTTAGCGAAAAATATAAAAAAATATATGAATAATGGATTAGTGATAGAGGATTTTGACAATGATGAAATAATGTTTAAAGAATTAGTTGACATGTCCGAGACTAATCTTGAAAAAGAGTTTAAGTTACTGTTTGAGGAAAATGGTGATTATCGTGTAATCACACCTCAACATGGATTTGATGGGGGAACCGAACAATGTAATCGTATTTTGCAAAATATTCACAATCCGTCGCAAAAGTTGGTACTCGAACATTTCAAAACAAACTATTATTTAAATGATTATATAATTCAAACAGAAAACGATTATGCGTTAGATCCTCCACGTGTTAATGGCGATGTGGCGAAAATCGTGGAAATAAAAAAAGAATTGATTGGTGGAAGGTGGAAGGATTTTTGTGTAATTGAATATCAAGACGATAAACAACATAGAACGATTGCTGTGCAAGATTTGAAAGAAGATTTTCAGTTGTTTTATAGCGCAACGGTACATAAGTTTCAAGGTTCACAGGAGAGGGTGTGTGTTATTGTTCTATCAAAATCACATTCAATGTGGAGGAGTGGAGAAAATAACAAAAAATTATTTTATACGGCAATATCTAGGGCTCAAGAAAAATGTATAATAATTGGAAACAAACATGTTTTGCACACCTTGTTATTGTCGAATGGAAGCAAGGATAGCTTCTATTCCAAGTTTATGAAGGAATTTAATGAATATGAATAAGACGAGGTTTATTTCTTAGGTCGTGTTAGTTTAACACCTAGAGCCTTTTGTAATTTATTAATTATTTGTGGATTAGGGATAGCTTGTCCATTTTCATATTGTTGAATAACTTGTGGTTTTTCATTTAACATTGTAGCCAATTGTTTTTGTGTTAGTTTTTTATCACTACGTCCTTGCTGTATTTGCTTTCCCATTGTCAATCCGGATTTTACAATATTAAATGTTTCAGTTTCGTTATCTAATTTTTTTGAATTTACTGTTCCCGGATTGATTTGTTTTTGTACACTAGTAGAGGTTCCGGTTCGTTGCGCTTTTTTTAGAGCTTCATCTTGAGTATAATTGCGGTGTAGTGTTACAGGCTTCCAGTCTTGGTGAGCTAAATCTGCCATATTGATTACTTTTATTGTAATTAATATGATAAAAAAAAAATCAATTTTTATATTAATTCTATAACATTTTGTTTGATTTGTTTTACACATTTAAAACGCCGATATATATATATGCCTTATTATGCAAAGAAAAATTTGTTATTTATACATATACCTAAAACAGGTGGAACCGTTATCGAAAGTAACATTGAAAAAAATACACGGCAAACATTATATACCGGTAGTCCTTCCAATACATTATTAGATTTTCCATATAATAGAATATCTCTTCAACATCAATTTTATACAACCATTTATAAATTTAGAGATAAGTTACATGTAAATTTTGATAATATTAAAATATTTTCTGTTGTTAGAAATCCATATGATAGAATTATAAGTGATTTATTTTGGCATAAACTAATTAACAAAAATTTTACTACTGAACAAGTATATAATGTAATTAAAAATAGTTATTTAGATAGAAATGATTTAGATAATCATAATGAACCTCAATATAAATTCATTACAGATGAAAACTCTGAATTAATTAAAAATATTAAAATATTCAAAACCGAAACATTAAATGAATCAAACGATGAGTTGAAAAAATTTTTGGGTTTTAATATAAATATTGAACAAGATAATGTCAATAAAGATTATAGTAAATATTTAAACCAGGATTCTATATCTCTAATAAATACTTTTTACAAAAAAGATTTTGAATTATTTAATTATAAATATTATTAGTATTTATTTGATAGTGAATATGGTTTAAACTCTTTTTCATAAAATTATATTAAAATATGAGAACATGTTTGATGCTGTGTAAAAAATATAATTTACCAAATGAGATAGTAAATTATATAATGAGTTATACTTTTCCGAATGTAAAAGAACAACATAAGAGTGTTGTGAGACAGATAAATTATAATTTTAACGAATTCAATTATTTGCGACATTTGCCACTTAATTTTTATTATAGGTTTTATGAAAACGAATTTTTGTACTTTATCTTTAACCGATGTTATGATAAACAGGAAATAAATAATAAAAATATGATAGCAAGAGAATTCGAAGAATTTTTACAAAGGAGGAAACATTGGGGGGGCTATTTCGATGAACATTCGGGGGTTAATTACATTATAGACATTTCGGAAATGTCTAATAGATATGAACTAATTTACCAAAGATAATTATGAAAAATATTTAAGGAGGGAGTAAGGAAGAACCTTGATTTCCCCTATTACACCACCATGTTTGTACGTGATTATCAATCCATGTTTTACTTTCAACGCTAAAATCTGAATTTTTTATTTCATCATTAAAGTTTTTAATATAATCTAAACAAAACGGTTCTCCTTGTAGCATAACTTCTTTTGGTGTGTACGTTTGGTGAATATCTACAACAAGTAACATTCCATTTTCACTCATGTTATCATATACATTTTTCAAAATAGCCTTGCGGGCTACACTAGGAAGTTCATGCATAACAAAGCTACATACATAAATATCGGCACTTGGTACATGTAAACCCGCATTACCTAATACTAAATCTACTTCTTTTGGCAATCTCATTTTTGCATATTTTAACATTTGTGGTGATGTATCAAGTGCCGTTAAATTTTTGAAACCAGCATTCCATAAACATGTTGTCATCATACCAGTCGATGATCCTAAATCTACTACATTTGATGTAGGATCACTAATTTTAAATAATTTATCAGCGATTTCTTGACGAACATTGCGTTTATTATATGCTAAAATGTCTATAATTTTTGTAGCAATAGGAACTCCTTTTGCATGAATATCGCCTAAAAATCCAATGTTTGAATATCCGTGAATTTTAGGATGGTATGGTGCCATTTCTATTGTATGAAAAGGATATTCGCGAGGTGTATTTGAATTACGAAAATTAATTAGACCACTAGTTAAATTAATTAAATAAAATAAAGATATATACAATGATTTCATGTGTATTATATACATATAGTTAAATTTTTATATTAATTAAAATATAATCAATTTTTATTTATAAAATTGAAATAAAATAACGTAATTATTATATTGTAAATAAAATGCCACAGTTTGTAAAAAAAAATGTAGAATATGAAGAATATTTTATACATAGTTGGGTTTTTAGTTTGGTACAAAATCTAAATAAAAATAAATCTACACGTGTTAATATTAAAGTTCCTAAAATTATCAAATATAATGAAAATGATAAAGAATTAATTATGCAACATTTAAATGGTGATAATTTATCTAATATATATGGTGATAATTTAAATGATGTACCGGAAGAATATATACAAGTTATTCGTAATTTTATTGAAATTCTTGACTCGTATTTAATTAATTATGTTGATATTACAGGATATAATTTTATGTTGGTTAATAAACATCTATACATTATAGATTTTGGTCATGCAAAATGTAGAGATAAAAATTTAAAAACAGATGAATTTGTAATGAAATTTATAAATGGTATTGATTCATGGAATCCGGAATTTGCTTGAAGGAAAAAATATATTTTAATTTTTTCGAGAAGATTTATTTTTTATTGTTAATTTTTTTTTGCGAGAATTTGATTTATTGCCTGATATTTTTCCAGAATTAGTGTAATCAGTTTCAAATCCATCAATATAGTCAATCATTCTTTTTTCTAACGATGATTGTACCTGTGAATCATTAGGATAAATTGCTCCACCAATTTGATAGGATTGATATTTCATAGTATTAATGTTTGGTGGTAATTTACCAAATTGATCTCTTGAAGGTAATAAAAATGCAGATCGTGTTAAAGATATAAATTCGTAACAACCATTTGCAATCATATTAGACAAATAATCTAGTGAAGAACACATAGATATAAAATCAATTAATCTGGATTCAGGTCTAAATAGAATAGGTTCATGTAAGTTAATATACGGATTATAAAATGCTGTACGTCTGTATTCAGATTTACCAATATTTTCTTTATAAATAGGATTAAAAACGAAATCAACATCTTGGTAAATGTTGTTTAAATTGTCCTCTAGTTTTTTGTATAATTCTTCGCTAACTGTTGGTGGGTTGAAAATGACAGATTTGTTTTCTAATAATATACGTAAAATTATTTTAATAATATCGCGTTTCTCTAATAAGGATGGATTAAAGGCACTTTTTTCTATATTAATAATAACATAATCTTGACCATGATCTTCTAATGGGATTAGTAATATTCCACTTTTGTTGTCTGGAGATGCTAATAATAATGATTCTAAATTAAGATCATTTGCATTTTTAATATTTGTATCAACAAGTTTATTAAATGACATACCTTCAGCAGCAGGATGTATTTTGTTACCAAATCTATCTTTGTGTGGTATAATTGAAAGTGGTTGTACATTATCTTGTGTATCACCACCTTCTTCTACTAAACCCATATCAACTAATTCGGAATTTCCATCGTCCAAATAATGTACATCTCCCATGAAATAATGATACCAGAAAAAATAAGGGAAATACATTGTTGTATCTATTTGTCCGGGTGTTTTGAATAAGTCCATTAAACCATTATAATCAATATCATCTTTTTGTTCTAGTGTATCATAATAATTTATTAATGGTGTTTGAAATGCGTTATTTAATGGATTTGGTAGGTCTTTGAATAATATATATTCATGAATTATTTCTTCACAGGGTGTCAAATCTTCTAAAAAGGAAGAAAACTTGGGTTGTCTATCAGATGATGCTCCTGCCCCACTAGCCGTGTCTTCACTCGTTAAGCATTCTGGGTGATCAACCATAATAGTGCTTTCCATTTGTTTTTCGTCATAATCATATACCATGTCCATCATACGTTCGTCATAATCAAGAGTTAACCATAAATATTCTACAGGTAATTGTATTATTCTGACCCATGTCATTACTGCTTTGGTATTGAAAACTAGTGATAATACTCGATCATCGGCTTTGCCTTCATTTATCTTTTTCTCTGCTGTATTAATCCATAATTGTATAAGTTTTTTGGCTTGATTTGTATTGGCAAAAAACATGATCCCACCTGATGTTTCAAAAGAATATGGGTCATACATAATACTTTCTTCCATTTTATAACTAGAGCGAGGATCTATGTACCATCCACGAGCCATAAAGTCAATATTTGTCATATCAAAAATTCCTGGATATTGTCTTATGGTCATATCTCCATCTATATATAGTACATTTTTACCTTCACACAGTTCAAGAACCTTTTTAATGAATTTTGGTTTAGCATTTATAGCCAATTGATAATTATCTGAACCTACGAATTCGTTATATTCTACGGCCAAATAATTACAACCGTTTTCTCGACATTGTTTCTCCCAATTTTCAATCATTTCTTCAAATTTTATAGGTGGTTTATATTCGAACAGAGCAATTAATTTATCAAATGTTGAAATTGGTTCTTTTTTTTTCATCACCTTTAAGACTGCTGTATTTAACTCCTTTTTCTTGTTTTTGCTTTCTTCTTGTGCTTTTTTAATTTTATCTAATGCAGGTTTGATTTGATTATTTATTATGTTAGAAATTTCTTTATCTATTTGTGATAATGGATCTTTTGATAGTTCTTTTTTTAAACATTCAAATAATAACTTATCTTTTGTAAGCATGTCTTTTTTTTGTTTTAATTCTTCAATTTGTTTGTTTAAAATAGTATTTTGAGTCTTAATATCATTATATTTTTTTTTAAGTTCATCAAAATCAGTTGTGGTATTAACTAATTGTATAAGATTATTTTTATTTTTTATTAAGGATTCTCTAACAATTTTGAAACATTCTTTACCTAAATAACTGGGTTCTCGTGATTGTGCTAGTTTGGGATATTTTTCTTGAAGTAATTTATATCTGTCGTGTGTTGATAACTTTTCATTTGATCGTGATTTTATAGGAATTTTCATTTCATTACATAAATCTGTTAAATGATGCATAACCATTTTTTTTATTATTGTGAATAAAGTTTTAAATTTTTCGGGATTTGTTTCTAATAATTCAAAAATATTCGTTGTTGTACCAGGAGAGTCGGAAGCTAGAGTTTTCGTAATTAATGTCATCATATGATTATTAATTTGTTTTAAGTAATCTTCATAAAAACTCGTACAGGGTCTAGCCATATTACGATTTAAATTTCCTCGACCCCACCAATATGTCACTACAACAAAATTACTAGCCTCATTAATATTTAAACCAGCTTTTTGTTTTTGTGATAATTCAGTTTTATTTATAATTTCTGTAACTTTATTATGAATATCCATAACTTTAATATAATAAAATATTAATTAAATATTGTTAAATAATTAAATATTGTTAAATAATTAAATATTGTTAAATAATATAATGGATGCAATAAATAAAATGCTAGGAAACGATCCCGAGCCAAGTATATTAAATGATCAGAAAAAACCTCTAGATTTAGGTTCTGGAAATACAAAAAAAGATGATATTAAAGAGTTAATAAAAGATTTCAGTGAAAAAATTAAAAATTTCACTAATGAAATTGAAGAAATGTTTAAAAGTAAAGATGATGAACAAGAAGAATTGCGAAGACAACTAGAAGCAATTACGTCTGCTGTAGAAAGTTTTAAAGAGTTAAAACAAGAAGAATCGCTAGAAGCAGAAGAACTAGGACAAACAGAAGAACCTAAAGAACCAGAAGAACCAGAAGAACCAGAAGAACCAGAAGAACCAGAAGAATCTAAAATTACCAAAGATGTAGACAGAGAAAAAAGAGGGGGGTATATATATGCAAAAAAGAAAAAAAAAAATTCATTAAAAAAAAAAAGACATGGGGCGGGTAAAGTGCTCCGTACTATAAAATCATTAAGAAATAAGAAATAAATATATAATTTTAATTAATATAACAAATAATGTATTGTATTAGAAATAATATTTGCAAATGTTTAAATAGAAAATCATTAGACAAATATGATGATGATAGTATTAAACTATTTAGTTATAAAGGATATAAATGTCCGGTAAAAATAGTAAATGTTTATGATGGTGATACATTTACAGGTGTTTTTCAGTATAAAAATGATATAATTAAATATAAATTTAGATGTTATGGATATGATTCTCCAGAAATGAAACCATTAAAATCAATAAAAAATAGAGATGAAATTAAAATTAAAGCAATTGAAGCCAAAGAAGCATTTATTTCAATAAGTAATTGTAATAAATCTTTTGTTATAGTAGAATTTGATGATTTTGATAAATATGGACGTATTTTAGCAAAAGTATATAGAAAATCTGATAATTTATATATTAATGATGAAATGATAAAAATGGGCCATGGATATGAATACTATGGAAAAACAAAAAAAATATAATATAATATTTTAATATAATATAATGATGGAAAATATCCACAATACTTTATTTGGACCTTTAAGCAAAGATTATTGTTTTTTATTTTATGTATTTATGGTAATAAATTTTATAGCTATTGCTTTAGTTTTTGCAGCTATAGTTGGTGAGATTTTTCTCATGAAAAAAATTCCTGTTCAATTAATTGTATCAGAAATGGGTTTCATAGCGCTCTCTCTTGTTGCTTATTTACAAAATCGCATCTTACATACAATGTGTGTACAAGTAAATTAAATATATGATAATAAAAAATTAATGTAAATTGTATAATAATTATAATTATTATATAATTAGTTTAAATTTATATTTCTTTTAATTTGCTACAATAACGTTTATGGGCTGCTAATCCTTTAGCATTTTTAAAATCTTTTCCACATCCATTACATTTAGTTATAGTTGTATCACTTGTAGCAAATTTTGATGATAATAATTTAGTAATTTCAGGTAATTCTATTTCAGTTAATTCTTTCAACATGTCTCTATTGAATCTTTTAAGCATTTCTAATGCAGACGATTTACGCTGTATAAATATAGTAACTTCTTTATTTATATTTACCATAGTATCTTCAGAAATAGTATCGCCTTTAATATCTAATTGTTCTATTTTAGATACAATATGATCTAACATAACAACGGCAACTTTTATTTTATCGATTGAATATTGCACATTATGTACAAAAATGATTACTTTATTATTGTGTATATCTATTTGAAAATCTTCTTTTTTTGATATACCACTATTTTGCGAAAGAAAAATGCCGTGATGATTTATGAATTCAATGTCACGAATAAATTTATCAACCTCTTGATTAGGTACATTAGTATTATAATCCTTATTTTCAAACATAATTGCGGGTAAATCTTCTCTCTCTACAATAAAATCTCCTGATTTAGATTTACCAGATGTATTTACTACTGTAGAAATGGGAAATATTTCATTTAAAATATATTCTAATTTAATTTCACCATCATTTCCTTTATTTGATGAATTTTTTTGACGTTCAAAATATGTTTTTATATGAGATATATCTTCACTACAATCTAATTTTGTAAGTTGTGTTCTAAATTCATGATTATTTTGTAAAATAAAATTGTATAATGTTTCATATTTTGAAGTAAGTGTAGATTCAAATTTATTTAAATTTTCACCAGATTGTGTTGCTTCTAAAAAATCTTTATGAATATCTTTTGAAAACTGTTTAAATTGATTATCAAATGAACTACTAAATTGATCATTAAAATATATACGTAATTTATCTAGAAGTTTATCAAGATTATCAGTAGCTAATTGTTGATGTTTTTGAAATTCACTATTTTGTGAAGAATTAATACATTTTTCAAATTCCTTTACAAATTGATCGCGACTATCATATAATTTCAAACTAATTGACTCCAACATACTTTTTTGTAATTCATTTATATCAGATTCCAATCTTGTTTGTGAATTATGTATATTATTTATTGTATTACCTAAAACATTACATTTGTCATTTAAATTTTTTAATAAACATGTTATAGTATTTTCGTTCATAATTTGATTAGGTGTTTGAGAAAGAACATTTGTTAATAAATCGACTAAACATTCATTTATGATATTAATATCGTATGATGGATTAATTTTATAAAATTCTATTACCTTTTTACTAGTTATATTCATAATATATAAATAATCTAATTTTTAAATACAAATGATATTTATATAAAAGGGTATTCCACACGCCCCTCTAACATCCCATATAAATTTATTATTATTATTTAATAATAAATTTTTAAAATGTTATTTATTATGATGTTATTTTTATAATATCGTAATTATTCATCTGTTTCACCAGAATCATCATTTACGACTTCTTCTGTTTCGGATGAATTATTATATTGGTTGTTTGTATTTGACATATTAAATTTTGAATTGGGTATCCAAACATCATATCCTGACTTTGCAAACGAATTATACATATTATATTGGTTATCTCCGGTCCCTACACCACGCACTCCTTCTGGGAAAACGTAGTTATCACCTTCTGCCTCGCGACCGTCGAGTACCTCCTCTAAATTCTGCGGGTCACCCATACATAACCATGCCTTATAAGTTGCTGCTTCCTCCCCTCCCAGATCGTCGACGCGCCCTTTAGTAGGGTCATAAGTGACAAACGCCCAACAGCCTGGATTATTTATACATGCCTCTGAACATTTTTCCCAATCATTTACATTGTTCGTCGCACACTCAATAGCATTCGACGGCATACCTGCGGGATTACCTTCATTCACACCCGGCTCGTAGCAAGCAGCTATGTTTGAAAACCTGGACCCTCTCGAAAAAAGAGGCAATCTAATACCAGATGAATCTCTATTAATGGAATGTGAATGATCATTATAAGAATTCTTAAAATTACGTATAATTTCTTCTAAATCGGAAATGGGTTCTTCAGGTTCAGTTATCTCTGATTCTGTTGGATTTATATTAACCTCTGTATTAACCATTGTTGTAACTATGGCCATTAAATCATCTCTACTAAATTGTGACAAATCATCTATGTTAATACCTGATATATCATTTATATCAAAACCGGATATATCTGTTCCAAAACCAGTAGATGTATCAACAAGTTCATCGTCGGTTTCTTCGGATGTTTCTTCAGATGTATCATTTTCAGTCGCTAAAGAATCATTGTTAGTTTCTCCTATGTTAGATGTAGTTTTTATAGATAAATGTAAATCAAATATATAAAATATTAGTAAAATAAGTAACACTAAAAAGACAGGAACTATTAATAATGTCATTATATATATTAAGTTATAATAATTTTTATAAAATATAAAAAAATATAAATATTTATAATAATCATATATTTATACAATTATACATCTATTTCTGTTTTGATGTTGTGTTAAATATATATCCCAAGCAATAAATAATTCATTAATATCAATTCTTTGTTCGGGATTTTTATCAATACACTTATTAACTATATTTTGAATGGTTTTAGATTTAATTTTTTTTGTAGATAAAATTAAGTCATCTTGTTTAAAATAAATCTTCATAGATTCTACTGAATGTTCTTGAAATGGTTTTTCAAAAGTATAAATAAAATACATGATTAATCCTAAACTGTAAACATCTACTTTTAAATTATATTTTAGATTATTAAATACTTCTGGAGCCATATATCTAATGGTACCGGTTTCACCAGATAATAGATATGCTTCGTTAGATTCATTTTGAAAATATTTACTTAATCCAAAATCTGTTAATTTAACATTAGAATTTTTATCAATAAGAATATTTGGTGGTTTTAGATCTCTATAAATAATTGGAGGATTACAGTTATGTAAAAATTTAAAAGTGGTAATTAATTGTGAAACTATATGTTTTTGTATATTGCTAGACATCATGGAGTTTTTATTAATAATATAATCTTCTAGATTAGGTCCGTTAATTTTTTCAAATAAAATTAATAAATTTGAATTAGTCAAAGAAATACCAAGAAATTGTACTAAATGAGGATGTCTAAGTGTACTACAAATATTGATTTCTTTAATAAAATCAATAAGATTTGTAATATTATTCTGTATTGGTTTTTTAACAACAATATTTGTACCGCGCCATTTACAATCATGTATCGTAGAAAAAGAACCACCCGCAAAATTTGGATATGTTATATCTAATTCTTTATTAGGAATAAACCATAAATTATTTTTTGCAGTTTTAACAGTATTATCGAATTCTAGTTCAATTTCTTCTTGTTTATGTTTTTCCAAATTCGAAAAGCTAGAATGTTTTTTAATTTCATTAAATAATATATTACTATCAGAATCCATATTATAATTTATATAATTAGTTTTCATATTCAATTTTTTAATTTAAAATTAAAACAATTAGATAATTATATGGAAAAAATAAATATTTCTGAAGTTAAATTTGAAATATATGATCCTAATCAAATTAAAAATGAAACAATAAATAATTTTACTTTGGAAAATGTCAAGAATCATAAAAATATTTTAAATGAAGATCCATTAGTTTTTACAATTGATAATTTTGTATCAAATGATGAATGTGATCATTTTATTAAATTAGCCTCTCCAAATATGAAACAAGCACTTGTTTCTTCGAATCAAAAAGGAGAAACTGGTATTGTTTCTAATGGTAGAACAGGTAGTAATTGTTGGATAAAACATGATAATGATAAAATTACATATAATGTTGGTCAAAGAATAGCCAATTATATAGGTGTTCCTTTAATAAATGCTGAACAATATCAAGTTATACATTATGATGTATCACAAGAATATAGACAACATCATGATTCATGGGAACACGATGAATCAGCAAAAGCAATAAGATGTATGAAATATGGTGGACAAAGATTATTTACAGCTCTTGTATATTTGAATGATGTAGAAGAAGGTGGAGGAACATGTTTAACAAGATTAAATATAAATGTAAAAGCTACTAAAGGAAGATTATTGTTTTTTGAAAATGTACATAAAAATACTAATAAAAAACACATATTATCTGAACATGCTGGAATGCCTGTATTGAAAGGAGAAAAATGGGCTTTTAATTTATGGTTTCGAGAAAAACCTAGAACAGAAATTGTATATGATCCCAAACCATCAATAAAAGCAAATGAAATAGTAGATCTTGATAATAAAGATTTAAAAAATGAATTATTAACTAATGAAACAATCGTAAGTAAAAATATAATAAATGAATTTAATAATAATACAGAGGTAAATAGAGAAATAAAAAGAAAATTTATTACTGATGATGAATTAATAAATTTAGATAATATTTGTAAAACAATAAATTTTAAAAAAAATGATTCTAATATTATATCTCGTGAAGAATCTTGGGTATCTATTACAGAATTAAGTGATTTTGTAAAACGTATTAGTGAAGTAACAGGTATAGATGAAAGTCATTTTGAAAATATTAATGTAGTAAAATATTTTGCAAATAAAAAACGTTGTCCACATTTTGATGCATATGATTTTAGTATAAAAGGTAATGAAAAAAGAAAAAAAACAAAAGGATTAGAAGGTCAAAGAATTATTACTATAACTGGTTCTTTATCAAATATGATAGAATATAAATTTCCTGAAACATCAAATTATGTAGAAGTAAATCGAGGAGATTTATTAATATATAAGAATACAATAAAAGACACTAATATAAGAGACCCAAAAATGAAAAAATCTATAGAAAATAGAAGTAATAATGATGGTATAATATTTAACATATATGTTAGAGAAAAGAATAAAGATGGTAAATTAATTAAAGGTATTACACAATTATTTGAGAGTAATAGTGTAAATAAAGAAATTATACAAAATATTAAAGACTTACAAATAAATGAAAATATTCAACAAAATGAAAATATTATACTTAAAGAAAATGAAGAAATAAATGAAGTATTAATAAATGCATATTCAAGTGTAAAAGAAAAAAAACATTATAAAAGTTTTACTTTTTGTAATAAAGTTAATTGGAATAGTGTTTTAAATACTGTTGAAAAATTAAAAATGACTCGAGATCCTGTATATGGTATAATTAATAAAGATATTTTAAATATAAATATTAATTTTGATGAATTCACACCAGCAATAGTTAATAATATAATAAAACCAGAATCATTACAAATACTTCAATCATATATTCACGAAGGTATTAAAAATAATGAATTTTCTTTAGGTGATCGTCAATCAAATAGATATAAAGCACGAGATGAAACAGTAACACGTTTTTTACATTATGAATTAGTACCTATTATTAGACATTTAACAAAAAAACCAGTAAAACCAACATATACTTATTTAGCATGCTATACTAAAAATGCTGATTTACCTGCACATACAGATCAAGCAGATTGTGAATATACAGTTTCATTTATAATTGATAAACCAGAAAATTCATATTGGCCAATATATTTTGATAAAACAAAACAACCTATAAAAAATAAAGGGCGATATCCTTTTACACCAGATAAAGAAACTTGTATTCCATGTGATTGTAAGTCAGGTGGTTTAATGATGTTCAATGGTACAGATCATATTCATTTTAGAGAACCATGTGAATTTGACTATTATAATATTGTATTATTACATTATAGAGTTTAAAATTAAAAAAAATATTTAAGTTAATTTAACTTATTTTTAAAATCTTTGAATGAAAAATTTGTATATTCTATTTCATTATTTTGAGATTTATTATTATCAGAATAATAAACTTCTATTTTTCCACAATTTTTGAATTTATTAAATTTCGTTTTTATTAATATATCATCTGTACTATTACTATTTTCACTTTTAGTTTTATTATATGGTTTCATTTTAGCAAAAACATCATCTTCATCATTCTCTTTTTCTTTTCTTACTTTTTCTTCTTCTTCTAAAACTTTTTTAAATAATGTATGACGTTTTATAGATTCTTCAGTATAATCTACTAATATATGATAACATTCATATTTTAATACAAATCCTCTACAAACAACTTCTAATATTTTATTTGTAACATATCTATCGCAATAATAGTTAAATGTTTCTTTTTCATTATTATATGTCATAATAACTAATCCAACGGGAGTTTCTTCTTTATACATTCCATTAATATAATCATTATTAGAAGAATCTACTACCTCTGTGTAATCAATAAAATTATTATTATAATAATATTCAAATTTATTTTGTTCTATATATTGATTATTAAAAGTTACATGTATAAATTGTGAAACTATTGCAAATGATAAAGTAAATGCTGATATAAAAAGTCCAGAACATAAAAATAATACTGTTAAATCTATCATTATTTATTTTCTCAAATATTCTTTAATTCATAAATTCGTTTATTAAAAAGTTTTTTTACATCTTCTTGTAAATTTACTACATGAATTTTCTCATAATTATCACTATTTGGATGCAATCTAACTAAAAATAATTCTGATATTTTTACACCATAATTTTTTTCCAATAATGCTTTATATACATTTAATTGTAGAGCATAATGCCAATAATTTGTATCAGGTATATAATTTATTTCAGAATCTATACTATATTCATTAAATTTTGGTTCTTTAATTATTTCTTTACTTCTTTTCCAATCATATATAGATAATGTTCCATCTAATTCTTTAAATACCATATCAATTGAACCTGCAATTTTTAGTTCTTTGTCGTAAATCATCCATTCTGTTCGATATGCTGCGAGATGAATATTATCATAATAAAAATTTTTAAAATATTTTACTTCACATGAACTAATATCCAATTCATACTCTGTATCATGTTCTTCTAATTTATTATAAAATTTTTCAATCTCAAAATGAAGTTGTGTTCCCTTTCGTGCAGCATCATCACGATTATTTTCCCATTCTTGTTTTATTTCATCTTTAGATTTATTATAATATTTATTATTAACCCAATTATTTGATTTCATCATTTTGTCTATTACATTATCTGCATCAAATTTTCTAAAAAAACTATGTACCCATGTCGTTACAGAGATATAATCTGAACATCCATCTATTGTATATATATGTGGACCTTCATCAAATGTAATATGATTATCACGTTCATGACTATTTTTCTCTTGTAAATAAGTATTCATAATATAAATTTGTTTTATTAAATTTATATTATTTTCAATTTTGTTTATTTATCTTTGAAATAAGAAAAAGTTTCTTTTACTATTTTATCTCCTATACAATCTATTAATTCACTTACTAAATTTATTCCATTTTCTAATTCTTTATTTATATTATCTATACCATAAATATAATCTGGTAATTTTAAAGCATATTGGCTTTGATAATTGTGTAATGAATAATCATTCGGAATAGAAATACTGGAATACGATACAACTGGTTTTTGAATTGAATTTTTATTTTCTATATTTGAAAGATAATCTTCATATGTTTTTGAAACCGTGGCTTCTTTAATTTCTATTGGTCTTTGTTGTATATTTGAAAGATAATCATCCGATATTTTATTAGGTGATGTTTTCTTAACAGTTGAAGTAAATGGTTCTGCATTTTCTATATAAGTAAGATAATCATCCGATATTTTATTAGGTGATGTTTTCTTAACAGT